CTGCTGGTAATGTATCTGTTGTTTGAAATTGTAAATATTGTCCATCTTTATAACCATGATTTGGAACATTGATTAAATCAGAAGCGAGTGTAACTGTGAATTGTCTTATACCATTTATGTATTGTGTATAATCGCTTTTATTTCTAAACTTTGTAAGTCTATATTTATTTGTGAAAGTATTTCCACCAACACCACCTTCAGAATAAAGAATAATTTCTTTTTCACTAACATTTACAAAACCACGTTTAATCAACGCTTCTTCAAGTTCAACTGATATACCCGAAGAACTTAACAATGATTCATATTTTGTCTTTAAATCATTTACCTGTTCTTCTAATTGAAGTATTCTGTTTTCTTTTTCATCGTCATTCATATTATGATTTGCTTTGTGCTATCCAAGTTGCGACATTTTTTGTAATATTTGATACTGAAGATACTGTGTGCTTTGTTACAGCTGTCCATATATTTGATATACCATTTAATAATACTCTAGTATTAAAACCAGTTAATGTATATAAACCAGTTGCTGTTGGCATCTTCCAACCTAAATGTATAAGTATGTTTTGTCCAGTTAAAATAAATGAACCAACACTTACACTCATCATTTTACCAATTTTTAACAATACATTTTGACCATTTAAAGCTATTGAACCTTGGGCAGCACTCATTTTCCAACCTAGATTTAATATAACATTTTGTCCATTTAAAATAAATGAACCAACTGCTGCTGACATTTTTTTACCTATACTTAATACAATATTTTGACCAGTCAAAGCATATTCACCTAAACCAGCAATCATTTTTCTTCCAATATTTAATATAACATTTTGTCCGTTTAATAAATAACTACCATAATCTGTCAATATTTTATATCCATAATTAAACATTATATTTTGACCAGTCAAAGCATATAGACCAGTATCAACAAGCATTATTATATTTGCTATATGAACATTAAAAGTTACATCTATACTAGTTAAAGCAAATGAACCAATACCTGCAATTATTTTTCTTCCTAAATGTAATAACAAACTTTGACCATTTAAAACTATTGAACCCTGTGCTGCAGCCATAGTATAATCTGCTGCTAATACATCAAGCAACAAAAAATCGCCTGTTTCAAGTAAAACTGCGTCATTTGTTTCTTGAAGTAATTTAGACATATTTTTTTCTATATTAAGCTGAATGTACTTCCATCAATAGGAATCCATTTGTTGTAAGACCAGTACCATATCCATGCCAAATTGTTGCAGTTGCTCCAGATTGAACAGCTACTCCCCATTTATATGTATATGAAGCACCCGGAGTTAACCCTGTTATTTTAACCGAATATGCAATTGTCGCTCCATCAATTTTTACACCAGAAGGAGCATACGCAACATTGAAATTTGTGCCTGTTATATCAGTGCTACCAGTACGCAAATTAAAATAGCAAGCTTTTCCTGCTGTTAAATCTAAACTAGAGCATCCTAATTTTACAATGACATTACCACTAGCAGGTGCTGTAAAAGTTACAGAAAGATTTGTCGCATCTAAATCAACAAAGCTAGTAGATGTTACAGCATATGAAGACAACCCTGTATGATTATATTGAGTGGAGGCAATTATTCCACCGGGAGAATATAATGTATCAAAATAAGTTTTTAGAAATGCTTTTAATGTAGTAAAAGTAAATTTTTTAGTTACTGGTGTTCCAGCAACATCATCTACAACTGGTACAATGTCTGCATTATCTAATGTTGCTAAATCTGTTAATGCTGTTATTTTTGCATCTGCCATAATATTTTAGTTATATAATAATTATTCATAATTTATTCTTGCCCCCAATTGACAAGAAACCAATCTAGGGACAAAGTAAACTATGCAATCTGGAGAACCCCATTAGAAGCATCAAAGTCAATAGTGAATGTATCACCAGCTTGCAATGTGATTGAAGAACCATAGTCATAATATGCAATCAATTCTTTGTTTGTTGCAGTGTCATCGTAGATATATACATACCTAAATGGACCAGTTGTTCCACCTGTTGAAGTAAGAACCAAATCAGCTAAAACTAATTTATATGTTCCACTTGTTTGTGCAGATGACGAAATTGTCAATGCTCTTGAAGATAAGTTAGTATATGATACCTGAGTCAAATCTGAAAGTTGTGTCCAACCAGCTGTATGTGCGGTATTAGTAAGTGCAACTGTTAATGTATCAGAACCAAGATTGAATGCTTTTTCCGCTAATTTTTCTACAAATGAATCTACTTTATTAAATGTTACCATGTTATTATTTTTTTAATCTTTTAATATTTACGACCATTAAACACTATTAATTTCGTTTGCTGTGATTCGTGTAACTACGTCTTGCTCTCGCTTTCCGTAATATTTTCGCATCTCATTTTCCATTATAATCATATCATTGTATATATCTTGTTTATTCTTATATCCATTGCGTGATGCATATTTATAAGAAGCAAACAAAACAACATATTCATGAAATAATCCAGCAAAACCCGGTTTCTTAATTGTGTCTGATGTTGTAAAGAATGAACCTTCACGATTTATATATATTTTTAAACCAGCAGTTGAACTATAACTAGGCAAGACATCAAAGAATATACCATTTGCTGTCTTATCATAAGTCATTGGAATACCCGTTATATCTTGACCATCATAAAATGATTCTGTATATTCATCTGATTGAACATCAACAGGATATATTTCCTCATATATTCCATCTTCATTCTTCCTTGTTACTTTATATATATCAAGAATCAAATTTCCAGAGTTATCAGTTAAGAATGCATAATCTCTTTGATTTTCAACTATATCTGTTGTAATGATTGGATAGTCAGTATTACTTGTATCGTCCCACTGCCATTTACCATTAGAAGAAAATATAATAGACCACGCTTTTGCTAAACCAAGATTTGCATCAGCTGTTAAATCTGTAATTGGATAAGATACAGAATCAGTCTTAACTGTCCTGTGTATAGCTACTTGAATTTGTGTGAAATTTAATGACATAATTTTAATTTATTCATCACTTGCCACCAGAATGGGTTCTGATGGACAGAGTGAGTAAACTAGGCTACAAGGATATCAAACAAAACTGGGGTTACTTTTGCCCAAGCTTTAAATTTGAAGTCAACTCTCATAACTACTGCGATTGCAGAAACTGCACCGTCAGCTGTTGCTGGTTCACTATCAACAACTACTTGTCCATAGGTAGATTTACAAATACCAAGATGGAACAATTTCTTAACACCACCGAACAAGTGACCTGTTGCGATTTTATTTGAAGAATAATGTTCAACACCCATATATTTGAAACCTTGTGAAGTACCATCTTTCAAAGCACCATCTGCTGTACTGAATCCTTGAGATTGAGCATAAGCTTCAAGCTTTTCAAAGTCTGCTGGTCTCCAAATTATGAAAGCACCATTTCTATCCATTAAACTTTCACCATTTGCTTCACGAATTTCCCTCTTAATACCACGAATTATGTCATCAATATTGGATTCAGAAACAGTTATATTTCCTGCTGCTCCACCAATTGCTGCATTGTCAAAGTTCGTCCATTGTCCGTGTTCAGCCAACATTGCAGTTTCAATAGCTTCGTTCAAAAGAACTGCTTGTGATGCTGCCATCTCCATTTGCTTAACATATGTTTGCTGTGCTAAATCTGCGCGGTCAATCAATTGAGGTAAGATTTTGAAAGTAGTTATATCTACTGTTTCATCTGTCAATGTGATTGCTTGGTGAGTATAAGCGGCTCCACGAGTACCAGTTTGAACACCAGCATCAGTTGTGTAAGGATTATGCAATACCTTTGTATCAGTATACTCAACTTTACAAACTTCCCTCCACTTATTATTCTCAGCCAATCTTTCTTGGGCTTTTATTGCCCACTCTTCTGCATATACGATTGTATTCATTTAATAATATTAATTATAAAACTTAATAATATCAAATGATTTAAAAACTATGAGTTTGATGCAACAGGATTGTCTGTAAACATGCTCTTATTAGATTCTTTCGTGATGCGAGCATTAACAACTTTTTGTCGTAACTCTCTTTGGTCTTTTGGAGGTAATTCACCTTTTGCAATCCAGTATTCTACTGTGTTTGCAGCGGATTGTCCAGAACGTTTACTACCTTTAGGTGTTGCGTCTGCGGTTGCCTTGTCTTCACGTCTCTCTTTAAGTTCTGCTTGAAAGAATTTACTTCCAACAACAGCATCTAAAGATTTTCCAGTCTCTTTCATAACATCTTTAACAAATTCCATTTCATCAGCTTCTTTAATGCCATTAGCAATAAGATAAGCTTTCTCTCCGTAATCAAAATCATCTGATTTTTTGCTAGTTTTCTTTTCTGTCTTCTTAAACAAATCAGGGTTTTTCTTCTCTAATTGTTTAAGCTGTCTCTCAAGTCTAGCCTTGCGAGCTTCAGGGGTTTCCTCAATTTTCTTTTCAATTTTCTTTTCACCTTCACCTTCATCACCCTCTTCTTCTTCACCTTCCTCTTCTTCTTCAAGTTCTTCAGTTTCGGGAACGTAACCTTCATCTCCCGGCTTCAACTCTTCACCTAAGTCATTTGTATTCATAAAATGATAAATTTTTTTTAGTCATTCAATAAGGGAATGATACCGCTTTTAAATAATTTTAAGGTAGAAATTATAACCAAGTTATCTATATTATATCACGATTAAAAAGTGTATTTTTTAATCTGGTACAACTGCTGTAACTACTGCTCCAATTGCTGAATAACCATGTGCCATCCAACCAACTGTATCAGAAATTTTAACAACTTTAACTACTTCAGTGTCAGTACAAAGATATTCTTTAGTACCATCTGAATCTTGACCATTAATCTTTTCATTTGAACTTGCTGGTGTTCTCATTTCAAAGTTACCACCTGCTGTACAAAGAATAGTTAATTCAAAACCATCTGGAACTTTAGCTAATGAAGGAAGTGTTATCCAATCATTTGCATCATTTGTAACTGCTGCAACTTTAACTTGCTTAACTCCTGGTTGAACTGTGTTCAAAAGAGTATTAGCAGCTGCTGGCTTTACTGTCTGCGTCTCAAAGAAAACATATTTATATGTTGGGTCTAAGTGATTTGCGCTGTTCATAAATTAATCTACTGTTAAACTAATAATAAATGTTTTAATGAGATTTTAAACTCACGCGACCTTTATTCGTATTCTACTGCAACTGTTGCTGTTCCTGAAATCAATCTTAAATATAATCCTGTATTAAAATCAAGACCTTCATCAATTGAAAATGGATAATGTGTGCCTGCTACAATTGGAAATTCATCTATAATTTCAAGGTTTGCATCAAGACCACCAGATAACGTTGTTACACCAACACCCCATGAATGATTTGCTAATGATTCAGCAACTGTTATATTATTACCTGCTGCTCCACCTACTATTGCTTGAATTACTTGTGTTGTGTTTGTATTTGTTTCTGCCGTTACATCTGCATTTACAACCGTTCCAGTTGAATAATTTGTTCCTGCTGTAGCACCTGCATTTATTGCTAACTTAAAGTTATCAAGCATTATTGCTTCACTTCCACCGTATAATATTCGGTCAACTACTGCTGTTGCTCCTGAAGTTTCTGAAAGCTCATTAACAACTGTATATACTCTTGCATTTATTGTTATTAATGCTGCTGTATTTGCAACTGCTGGGTCTGATGCTCCTGTTCCACCACCTAATGTTGTATCTGCAAAAGATAAATGTGCATCTGATGCAACTGTTGACAAAGCATTTAAAGCTGTTGTAAAAGCTGCATTACCAACAGCTCTTGATACAAATGTTTGCTGTGTATCTGAATTTGTTGTTGCAATAACATCTGCGTGTGCAACTGTACCTGTTCCATATACTGTTCCTGCACCTGCACCTGCATTGAATGCTGCTTTAACATTATCTAATGTATCAGCTGCTGTATTACCAATCTTAATTTCATTTGCTGCACCAGTAAGAACAGTTTTAAATGTATATGTTCTTGAACCAAACACTAATGTTGAATCATTTGCTGGATTTGTTGCATCACTTGTTAATACAGTAACAGCATGCTTTGCTGGAACCATTGCACCTGAACTTGTTAATGTTGCTATTGCTTTATCTGCTACATCATCATTTCCTGTTATTCCATCAACTAATTGAACAACACCAGAACTTGAAGCTGAACAGAAAAGACCTTTTGCTTTACCAAAACCTGTCTTAACTAAACCACTTGTACTTAATTTTTTATATAAGCTCATAATATTTATATTGCTGGATTACCATCTGGTTTCTTTTCCGCAACTTCGTTAATTTTAAATTCTTCTACCTTTCCAAAACCTAATTCAATCATTTTAATTGCCTCAAACATTGCCCTCAAATCTTCACCTAATTGTTCATTTGTTATAACCTTTGATTGTGTTTCTTGAACTAAACCAAGTAAAGCATTTCTTAATGGATTTGCTTTTATTCCTTTCTTAAGAGTACCATTCTCATAAACAACTGCAAGGAAAATCTTTTTTAATGCATCTTTTAAATCTTCATCTTGATTCAAATTTGCTAATTTATCTTTTTGTATATCTGTTAAAAACTCCATACATTATTATTTAACTGCTAATTCTTCAGCTACTGGTGCGACAGGTCCAGTTTGCTTATTTACTACCGGTTGTTCCGGTAACTTTGTAATTTGTGTAAAATCAATTGGAGACAATCCAGACTCTTCAATTAATTGATTAAATGCTTTTGCTATGCCGGGGAATTGTTGAAAGGCTTGTGGGTTTCTTATTACTTCACGAATTATATTAGTTATCTTATCAGCATTCTCTGTCATCTTTCTTTGCTTACCAGTAATATTGACAAATACTTCAACGGGAATATCTTTAAGTTCACCTTGTAAAATCTCCATAAACTTACGTGACCCATTCTTCATAAAGTTCTCTTTATAAACTTTAATCATTTGGTCTCGCTCTTCACCAGTTGTTATTTTACCTTTAAGAAACTTTGCTTTAATTATTCGGTTAATTTCATTACTTGAAATTTTATCAGCAATTTCCTGCATCTCATCAAGTGTTAACTCTTCTGAAAATTTCTTTCCTGCATTCATCTCACGAACTAAATAACCTAATATCCAATCCCTGTAAAGAACATCAGCAACGAACGATGCAATCTTACCTTGTCTAAATTCATGTATACCATTTCCCTCTTGTACAATTAATTCTTGAAGTTTGAATGGTGTTCCTGCATTTGGATTCTTTCCTAGTGATGCCTCTGATGCATGACCAACTGTTCTAGCATCATTTTCCGTCTTAACTTGCTTATTAGTAAATGATGTTATATCCCTAGGACTTGTATCAACCTTTGTAAGTTGTTTACCTTCTTTAACTTTAATAACTGTATTAGTCTTTAGATTTGTAAGTTTTTGATTTGCTAATTCATCATCATCTGTTTGCCATAATGATAATGCTGCACCGTCAAGCATTTCTTTAATACGAATAGCTGAATAATTATGCCAAACTTGTGGTTCAAATAATGATTCAACAATAGATTTACCACATGCTCTTCCAAATACAGGTTTCAAAACAAGTGCTCTGAATATAGATTTTCTTTCAGGTCCTTTAAATAAAGTAATACCAACTCTTTTATTATCTTTGTTTGTATAATAAGTTACAATATGAATTTGAGGGGTATAATCATTAATTGAACCCCCATCATTTAAGAATGAATCAGGGAACATACCATGAACTTCATACACTTCAATATACTTTCCGGGTGTCTTTGCTTCTTGGTCTGAAGATTGTGATACTGTTTTAGAAGCCTTAGCCATTAAAATAGCTTCATCAATTTTATCATCATTCCATTTCCCTTTAAATTCCAATATGTCTGATACTGAATATTGATGCTTAATTGCAAGTGGCCCAGATAACACATCTGTTTGGTCACAAAATGCAATGGACTGAAGTTTAACAACCTCAGGTCTTATATTATTTACATTCTTTATTAAAGCTAAA